TTTTTATTTACCAAAAAAAACATTCCTGCATCTTTGATGCAATCAAAATTAAGAGAGATAGCTATCATACTTGGATATGAAGGCTCTGAAATATTTCCTAAACAAACAGAAATACTAGTGGAACGTGGGGACACTGGTAACTTTTTAAATTTACCCTACTACAATGACATGAAAGGATTACGATATGCTATCAGTGATACTGGCGCCGGTTGTACACTTGAGGAATTTTATAAGCTCTATGATGTTTACAGTTGTAGCAAAGAAGCAGTCGAAGCAATCAAAACAGAAAAGAAAAAAATAGAAGAATCATTTCCTGGAGGTCCACCTTGTTTAAATAAACTTGCAACAACAGGTTTTGGTGAGGGTTCTAGGAACAATGCATTATTTAATATAGCAGTTTATTATAAGCAATCAGCACCAGATACTTGGGAAGATGAAATTGTAAAAGCAAATATGAAATTTATGGAACCACCATTAAGCAATAGTGAGGTTCAACAACTAATTAAATCAGTAAACAGAAAAGGTTATGATAAGTATAGATGTAAAGATGCACCTATCAATGCTGTATGTCAATCTGGTTTGTGTAGAACAAAAAGATTTGGTGTAGGATTTGGTGAAGAAGAAATGCCTGTACTTGGTAGTCTTACAAAATATGCATCAACACCACCACAATGGTTTTTAGACGTAGATAAAAAAAGAATAGAATTAAAATCAGAACAACTTTACAGTCCAAACTTATTTGCGTTAGCATGTTTAGATCAAGCAAACCTAGTAGTACCAATACCAAAACCAAAAGATTGGAAACAACATTTTTTAAAACCTATGATGCAAGGACTACAAGAAGTAGAACCTTTAGAGTCTTTGAATCCTGTTAATGAACTTACAGGACTCTTGCAGGATTGGACAACGAATAGACAATCAGCAAGAACTATTGATGATGTATTTAACAAACTACCATACACAGATGAGAAAAGAGAATTTACTTATTTTAGAATGGAAGACTTTTATAATTTTTGTAAACGAAATCATTGGGAGAAAGATAAGAATCAAACAGGTAATTTAATAAAAAGACTCGAAGAGTTTGTAGGAGAGGAGAGAGTAAGAATTAAAAAACAACAACCAAGATTAATTAAAATTAAAACAATGAAACAAACAGAAGCGTCTGTTTCTAAAGTTCCATATCAAATAGAGAACTTTTAATGTTTGATAAAGATATTGGGGTTAATTGGCATTTGAGATTTAGGTTGAAGATAGAAGAATTACAAGAACGAGTCGACTATCTGAATATGAAAAACAGATTATTAAGAAATAAATTAAAAAAATATGAAAACAATAATACTAGGACCACCAGGAACCGGGAAGACAACAACACTATTGAATCTAGTCGATCAGTTCATACAAGACGGCGTTAGACCAAAACAGATAGGTTACTTTTCTTTTACCAAAAAAGCTGCAACAGAAGCAGCATCGAGGGCCGCGGAAAAGTTTGGCCTTGATGTAGAAAATGATCTAAGTTACTTTAGAACATTACACTCATACGCATTTAATCAGGTGGGGATGACTAGAGAAAAAATGATGGGTAGTGAAGACTACAAAGAGTTTGGTGAAAAATGTGGTATACCAATTAAAGTCGCAAAGTTTTCTGAAGGTGATGGTACATTCAATTCAGACAATGAATATCTTACAATAATAAATACCGCAGCAGTTAAAAGAGTAGACTTATTAGAATATTATGATTCTAGAAAAAATATATTAGATATAGAAAGAAACACATTATTTTTATTAGCAGAAGAACTTAAAAGATTTAAACAAGAAAAAGGTTTAAAAGATTTTAATGATTTATTAGAGGATTTTATTGCAAAAGAAAAACACAATAAGTTTGAAGTATTATTTATAGATGAAGCGCAAGATTTATCGTTGTTGCAGTGGGAGATGGTTAGAAAGATGTGGTCCAAAGCGGAAAAAACTTACATAGCAGGCGATGATGACCAAGCAATATTTAAGTGGGCTGGTGCAGACGTAGATCATTTTATAGCGCTCAAAGAAGAAGTAGATGATATACAAACTTTAGATCAATCTTACAGGATTCCTGGAGGACCCATACATGAGCTATCACAAAAAATAATTGGTCAAGTACAAAATAGATTTGATAAAAATTATAAACCTAGAGAAGAACATGGAATCTTAAAAAGATATTCTGATATTACGCAGGTAGATATGAGTGAAGGTAATTGGCTAGTATTATCATCTGCAAATCATTTTTTAGATTCAGTAAAAGAAGTATGTGAACTTCGAGGTTGGTACTATTCTTTTAAAGGACGTAACTCAATACCACTTAAATTATTATTAGCATTAAACAATTGGGAAGCATGGCGTAAAAATGCATTGCTTAATCATTTAGAAATAAAAAATATATACGAATATCTAGGATCAAATGTATTGGAAGGATTTAGAAAAGGTAAAACATTACACGCAGATCAAAAATATTCTTTACAAGATTGTAAGGCTGAACATGGTTTAGTTATTGATAGTGTATGGTACGAAGCATTTGAAGGATTAGATTCTATGACAGAGAATTACATTCGTAATATGAGGGCGAATGGTGAAACACTAAATAAAAATCCTCGTATAACAATGTCAACAATACACGGAGCGAAAGGAGGAGAAGCTGACAAAGTTTTATTGATGCAAGACATAACAAATGCGGCACTCGAAACATTTAGTTATGACCCGGATGAATTACATAGATTATTTTATACTGGAGCGACGAGAGCGAAGCGTGAATTGCACGTCTTGGACCCAAGAGATTTTGATCGAGCTTACATACTATGACTAACAGTGAAATATTTAAAAAAGCTGCATACGACTCATTAGATAAACAGGTGGGTGGTAAACATTATAAAAACATGAAGATACAACCCGCTGAATTCATTAACGAAAACAAGTTGCTTTTCGCAGAGGGGAACGCTATAAAGTATATATGTAGACACCAGTCGAAGGGAAAAGAAGAGGACGTGAAGAAGGCAATACATTATTTAGAAATGATACTTGAAAGGGACTATTCGTGAGAAGTACCCAAATACCATTGTTTACTCCAGAAACAGAATGGGTTATGCCAGAAGAACTAAAAGATCTTCGTGGACATAAAGAAATAGCAATTGATTTAGAAACTAATGATCCAAACTTAAAAGAACTAGGATCAGGCAATGTCACTGGAAAAGGGCACATTGCAGGCATTGCGGTGGCCGTAGAGGGCTGGTCAGGGTATTTTCCTATAGGACATGAGTCTAATGGTAATATGGATAAAAATCTGGTTATACAATGGCTTAAAGATATTTGTAGTCAGGTTGATACCACCTTTATATTTCACAATGCAATGTATGATATATGTTGGTTAAGATCATCAGGTATAATAGTTAAAGGTAAGATAGTTGATACCATGATAGCAGCGTCTTTAATTGATGAGAATAGATTGTCTTATCAATTAAATACACTAGCAAGACATTATATAGGAATGGGTAAAGACGAAAGTATTCTTAATGCAGCAGCAAAAGAATATGGTCTTGATCCTAAAAAAGATATGTGGAGACTGCCTGCAATGTTTGTGGGTCAGTATGCTGAACGTGATGCAGAGTCTACATTAAAACTTTGGAAAAGATTAGAAACAGAATTATATCAAGAAGAATTATGGGATATATTTAATCTTGAAACAAAATTATTTCCGTGTCTTGTTGATATGAGATTTAAAGGTGTAAGAGTTGATTTAGAAAAAGCAGAAAATATTAAAAATTCTTTAATACACAAAGAGAATAAAATATTACATAAAATCAAAGCTTTAACAGGAGTTGATATAGAAATTATGGCAGCTCGAAGTATTGCAAAAGCATTTGATAAATTAAAACTTCCGTATGACAGGACAGAAAAAAGTAAAGAACCAAGTTTTACAAAAAACTTTTTACAAAATCATCCACATGAATTACCAAAAGCAATTGCTGAAGCAAGAGAACTTAATAAAGCTCATAGCACTTTTATTGATTCAATAACTAAACACGCAGTTGATGGAAGAATACACGCAGATATAAATCAAATAAGATCAGATCAAGGCGGTACAGTAACTGGTAGATTTTCTATGAGTAATCCAAACTTACAACAGATACCTGCAAGACATCCTGAACTTGGACCGATGATTAGATCTATTTTTATTCCAGAAGAAAATACTACGTGGGGATCTTTTGATTATTCACAACAAGAACCTAGAATTTTAGTACACTATGCAAAGTTACAAAACTTAAATGGTGTAGATGAAATTGTAGAAGCATACAATGCAGGTGACGCAGACTTTCATCAGGTTGTTGCGGACATGGCAGGTATTGAACGTAAGCAAGCTAAAACAATTAATCTTGGTTTAATGTATGGTATGGGTA